ACGTTAACAACAAAACAGCCCCAGGATTATTCCAAGGGCTGCAAATAGAATTAAAGGTTTTTAAAGGTTTTACTTACCCTGACCTCGATAAGCTTTTTGACCTTTTTTAGGTTTGCTGTTTTTGCTAAAACCTTGGGTCGTTTGCTTGGGTTTAGGAGGAAGGCGAACTGGTTTACCGCTCAGGGTTTTTTTGCTTACCACGGGACCCCAGAGGCTTTAGTGGGCGCTTGTTGCTCATCTAGTTGAGCTTGAAGGGCAGCTTCGATTTCAGCTACCTTTTCTTTGGTTAACTTTTCCTTGACCCAGCCCACAACAATTTCAGAAGTGAGCTTACTAAACGAAATCATTTCGCCTTCAGGACGCTCAAGGCCCATAGAGCCATACGCTCCGGCGCTGTAAACCTCGTTAGAGGCATTTACGGTGTAATGAGCAGTGAACACATAACCATCAGCGGTTTCGCGTTCCAAATTGGCAATAGCCCAAGTAAAAGTGGTAGACATTTGGGTAAAAACGTTTCTGAATTAGTTTAAGGGTTTTAGTAAGTAGGACTACGACGCCTCAAGGGCTGCAACTTTGGCTTCCAGTTGCTCGATGCGCTCTAAAGCCACTTGCAAAGCAACGTGATACATCGCTTGAAGTTTTACATTGTCGTAGGTCTGGATTTCACCTTGTTCATCTGACATACCAGTTGGGACTACAAGCGAAAAATCAATTGCTTCAATCTCGTCAACTATGTGGCCGTAATTTACGGAGCCAGGATTGTTTTTGTATTCAAAAGATCTAATTGGCAAATTTTTTGCGACTTCCCAAGCGTGATTTTTATCAATTGCATTTTCATCAATTTTGTCTTTTAGCCTCCGTTCCGACGTAAGGGCAGAAATAGTAGTTACATCACACAATACGCGATCAGTAAATCTTACTCTTTCAGTGGCTCCTGCTTGGTAAAAGCGATGATTAGTTCCCGCTCTGTAGTTAATATCTCTCCAAGCAACACCGGGCTCTAGTGAAAAGATTTGCGATGAATTATCTGAGGTGTTATATCCAAACGCTAATGCACCAGAATTTGAGCCGCCTCCTGGTGTTACGACAAGATGAGATGCATCCCAATTGCTAATAGCCGTGTTATTAGCATTGTCGGTTTTAATTGTAACTTTGCCGGTTCCAGTAGACGTTCCAACTAAGAGCCTGCCGGAGCTGTCAATGCGGGCGCTTTCTAAAAGTGTTGCAGTATTGCCAGCAGTCCCACTTGAGGCTCTTAACCACACGTGAGTACCATCTGCAGCAATATACACACTGGATGCATTATTTGCTTGATAAATCCAATTTGTGCCGTTATAAAAAGCATTTGCTGTTAAATATGTGCCGCCAAAGTTTCCCCAGGAAAAAAGATTGGCGCCTCCTGCTAATTGCAAACCGCCTACAACTGGAAATGCTGTTGCATCGGGAGTTTTGCCAATCCCTACACGGCCTGAGGCGTCAATACGAAGACGCTCACTGCCTCCTGTGGATGCCGCCAGCGTGTCGGCTGCAGGGCTATAAATGCCGGTGTTTAGGTCGCCGGTAAATGTGATTGATGGCGTTCCAACTGCACCTGCTGCGTGGCTAAAAACACCAGTAGTTTGAATAGTTTGGCTGCCAAAATCCGGGCTGATCTTGGTGCCAGCGATGGCGGCAGAAGCGTTGATGTCAGCATCAATAATTGAGCCATCCGTGATGCTGTTTGCGTTAATTCGAGTAAGTGTCATGGGTCAATCCTTTGGTTGATGGTGGTTAGTGAGTAGGTCTACGCGCCCTCAAGAGCAGTTACTCGGGCAAGCAAATCAGCATTGCTGGCTTCCAGTTGCTCAATCCGCTCCATTGCTTCCTGCAGCGCCTTCACCGCCTTCATGTAGAGGACGGACTGGTTGACGCCTTTGGTGACTTCTCCGGTTTCATTGCCGTCTTCATCGAGGTCAGGCGCTTCAAATACCAAGCCAGGGCAAACGGTCTCCAGCTCTTGAGCAATGGGACCGATCTGGCGGTGGGTTTCGTGTCCGGTTTCTTCTTTGAAGTTCCAGTTACGGATCTTGATCGACTTGAGGTCATCCCATTGGGAACTGGCATCAACGATGTTTTCTTTTAGCCTGGCGTCAGAAATAGCGGTATAGCTGCCGTTAGTATTTTGAACGTTGCCGTTAGTGGCTACGCTATAACAATAAGTACCGTTTGTTATGTCTGTTGCACTGTGATACCCAAGATACAAGAAAGGACCACCCGAAGATGCGCCATCTCTTGCTCTAGCAACAATCGCGTTCAAGTTAGCAGCGGGAAGCACTGTGGTTGTCCCCTGATTGCCAATCCTCATCCGCTCCGTCGGGCTGCTCGCTCCGTCGGCGGTAGTGGAGAACACTAGGCGAGTTGGTTTTGATGATCCGCTCCAAGTGCCACCATCGCGTTCTCCTGCTACCCAAGCAGATAAGGTATGTGTAGAGTCAGAAAAGGCAAGGTAACCTAAGCCTTCATTTGTTGCTGGTGCAGAATTGCCTCCAGAAAACACAACAGTCGTATTTGTTGTGCTGGAGCCAGACCGAGCCTGAAATAAAGCGCGGCAATCAGTAGACGTGGAAGACGTGCCAACTAACAGGCGTCCTGAGCTGTCGATGCGGGCGCGTTCTGTTGTTCCCGCAGTAGCAATTTTGAAGGAATTGTCGTTATGGTCAAACGTCAGAACGCCACCGGTTCCTCCTGCGGTGTCTTCAAAAGTTATTTTTGCTGATGTTGCGCCATCTGTACCTGTGGCCTTAAATGTAATGCCAGTAGCGTCTGAATGTGCAAGAGTTAATTTATCTGTAACTGTAGTAGTGCCAATCCCTACGCGACCTGAAGTGTCAATAGTTAAACGCGGTGTGTAAGTGTTGCTGCTTACTCCAGTTATGTCAGAAGCAGAAGAATGTGAAAACGTAATTGCAGTTGCACTACCAGCAGCAAATACAGGAGATGCTCCAGATTTTTTAACGATGCCTAATCGTGGACTGGTGGTGGCATCCACCCCAAGGAAAGAGTCCTCTTGAATGACTGCTGCATTGCCAGCGACTTGTAAAAGCCAGCTAGGGCTACTAGTCCCCAGACCTAAGCGACCACTGGAGTCCAGGCGCATCCGCTCGGTGTTATTGGTATCGAATACGATTGGACCGTTTTTATCATTATGCACGAACATTCCGGTTGCAGTTACGTGACCGATGTAGCCCATGCGAGTGCCACCACCGGTCTCAAAGAAATCAATAAAATTACCGGTAGAGCTATTTTCAAACCGAGCAGTGGTGCCGCCTGAAGCGCTTAAAACGTGGAAAGTTTGAGATAGTGCAAATTTATTGATGCCAACATTCCCACTCGCATCAACGTAGAGACGCCCCGACCCATTAGTTGAGATGGCTACTTGGTCTGCACCAGGGCTATAAAGACCTGTATTGGCATCAAACGTCAGACTGGGTGCAGCTGCAGTGCCAGAGTCAAGGTCAACAGTGAGGTTGCTACTAAGCTTTGCAGTCGTTACTGCACCGTTTTGGATCTTGGCGGTACTCACAGTGTCATCACTGGGGGTGCCTATGTTCACCGTTGACCCTAGAGTCACGATAAAGAACGGTGAGCTAGTAGCAGGGGCTTGGCTGAAAACAATGTCGTTGCCGTCAATGACAAAACCCTCGGCAGGCTGAGCGGTACCGCTATTGGGCTTCTGCACCACACCGTTAATACTGACCAGGAGTTGTTGAGCAAACAAAGGAGGATTGCTCAGAGTAAAGCGATAAGCAGTACTGTTGAACGAAGCACTACCACCACCAGTACCAGCGCTACTGCTTAAGGTGTTAATAAAGAAGTTACCAATTGATTGAACTTCTTCCCAACTACTAGTTAAGCCGTCGTAAACCAGCATTTTGCCGGTGGTGGTGTTGAAGAACAGGTCACCAGCATCCAAATCAATAGTTGGGTTAGTAGTACCAACCCGATACCGAGCAAAGAAATCGTTGATGTCATCAGTTAGTCGAATAACGTCTTCTTCTCTGGCAATAATTTTGTGAT